TCTCAAGGTCTGCATCCGCAATGTCCTGGCGGCGGATCGCCTTCATGGCCTGGAGTTCTTGGAATTCCTTCGTGTTTGCGAGACCCAGCTTGGCCATCTTGTAGCGCTCGACAGCCTCCTTGGCCATGCCGAACGTTTCAATCTCTTCGCGGAGATCTTTGATTGCCTTCTTCCGATCTTCAACCTGTTTGGCCTGCTCTTGAGCCTTCTTCTGTTCTGCCATTTCACGCTTGGCATTGGCGGCAGCGGTCTCTGCGTCGGCCTTTGAGGCGGCAGTCGCTGCGGCGGATTTCTGGTTCCGATCGTCCCGAACGCGCTGTGCTGAAGTTGCAATCTCCTTGTATTCCTTGGAAATGAGCCGCAGTTTTTCGAGCAACTGCTGTTCACCCATCAGCTCGTTCTGATCAACGCCGCCCGATTTCCGCACCCGCTCCCGGGCTGCCTGAAGCGCAACCTGGATTTCTCCGTAGTATTTTTCCTTGGCCTGCAGGGCTTTGATCGTCGGATCATCCAGGCCCGCTTCCCCGGTTCGGCCCTGGCCCTGGAGCTCGTTTTTCCGATCCAGGAGAGCGACCTCTTCCCGGAGTCGGACGAGATACTTGTCGGCCTCTTCGCTGGCCTTTTGGGCAGAGGACTTCGAAGCCTCCCAAGCCATGGGCCCGACAATGGCCACTGTCGTGAGTAGCGCCGCAGTGGCGCCCAGGGGCCCGCCAAGCGCTGAAACGACCGCACCGAACCCCTTGGAGGCCAGGGAACCCGCCATCGCCCCCGCCGTGTTCGCCCGCTGGACGATGGTCTGCTTTGCAAGCGCTGCCGTGTAGCCATCCTGAGCCGCCTGCTTGGCACGTGTCATGGCGATGGCTTCAAAGTCCACCGTGGCTTGCTGCTGAGCGTTCCGGACGGCCACGAAGTTTTGACGGTTCAGGCTGTCGACACGAGCTCGCGCCGTTCGGACTTCGTCTTCGGCGTAGGCGAGATCTTCAGCCCGGGCCAGCCGGAGTGCCTGGATGTAGTCGGTGACCCCCTTGGCCTTTGCCCCGATGCCACCGCCCTCACCGGTGCTGAAACCCTGCTGGATTCCGCCAACGCCCTGCCCTACCTTCACGGCCACATAGGCGGCGCCCAGTGCCAGCACAGCGCTCTTGTGGTCTGCCAGCCACTTCACCGCCTCAACCGATCCATTGACGGCGCCGGCGGTGAAATCGGCCATGGCGGGGGTGGCCTCGTTGATGGCACGGGTCACATCCTGCATGCCTTGGACGAGGTTGGCGTTCAGGCCGCGCTGGCCCATCTTGTAGAGGGTGTTGTCGACCTGATCTTGCAGGTTCGAGAAGGCCCCGCCGAGGGTGTTGATCTGGCGCTCCATGCCCCCGGCGAACTTGACGTCTGAGATCCTGGCCACAGCCTTGGAAATATCGTAGGCATTCCGCTGCACGGATTCTGATACGCCGCCCGAAGAGATCCTCACCTGGTCGCCGATGGTCATCACCGAGAACCCAAGCTGCTTCATAGGTTCAATTTCCCCAGCCGCAAGCGAGCCGACGGCGCCGATGGTGTCCTGGAACGACCGGCCCATGCCAGAGGCCAGGTTGCCCAGGCTCGTCATGGTGTCCATCGTTGGGTCTAGGCCCCGGGCCCGCATCATGATGTAGGCCGAGGTGACCTCACTGAGTTGGAATGGGGTCCGAGCCGCGAAACTCGTCAGTTCATCAAATACCTGGTTGGCCCGGTCCTGGCTTTTGGTGACCGTGACCAAACTGGTATTCAGCCGCTCAAATTCGACGTTGGTGTTGTAAGCCTGACGGGCCAGAAGACCGATCCCTGCGGCCACGCCCAGCCCCGCAAGAACCCGGTTCATCTTGGTCAGGCCAGCTTCCGCACGCTCAGTAGTGGAGGCCAACTGGCCCATCTTCTTGTCGCCGTCCACAATCTGTGTGGAGTCGCACGAGATGACCAGCTTTGCGAGATCTGGCATGTCACTTCTCCTTCTTCGCGGCGGTGGTCATGAATGCGCTGTCGAACGCGCTGATCAGGCGGATTTCCCAGGGGCGGGTCTGAATTCCCAGGCGGAGGAAATAGGCGTGGATGTCGGACCATGAGATAGGGCCTTCACCAAAGCCCTTGGACCTGTGCATGCTGAGGTCTTGGAACCATGCCCATGAGCGCTCTGCAGCCTCGGGCATTTCTGGGCCATCCATGAAGTCGGGGTGAATCCCTGCCGCCTCCAGGTAGGCCCCCTTCTCCGCCAGCGTGCGCCCTTCCGAATCGGTCGTCTGAAGTCGGAAGAGGCGCATCGCGGCATCGAAGGCCTCGGCCTCTAGAGCTTGAAAAAAGCCTCGTCATCCCCCATTTCGGCGAGGATGGCGTTTCGCAGGACCTCGAGGTTCGGATTTCCGAGCAGCATCAGCGCATTCTCATGGCTGAAGGGGAGCATCTGGCCTTCCCACTCGATGCCCTTCCAGCCAAGGATCCGGGCCGCGATGTATTCGGTCTGGATGTTCTCCCGCTCCTCGCCCTTCACTGCCCTGCGGCCTTTGACCATGGCGTCCTGCCGGGCGCGCTCGGCCTTTTTCGTGGCGGGGTGAGCGGCGCCGGCCAAGGTGATTTCAACCCCCTCGAGGGCGGAGTGGTCCGGCTTCACAACGACGGTGTCGACAGCCTTGAGCTTGCTGAGGTCCATGGGTTCTCCTTAGGGTTTCCGCGTGCACTTGGCCGCGGTATCGGTGCCAGTGATGGGCACGTAGGCTTCGTAGGTGAGCGTCTCGATCCGGGTGCCGTCCTTTTCAGGGGCCTTGCGGTCGATGATCTTGGCCCGGCCCAGATCCCAGATCTGGCTCTTGGTGGCTCCATCGCCGAGGGTGACCTGCAGGGGGAACTCGGTTCCCTCCCGGTAGCGGTCGCTCTGGGTGTGGTCCGCGAAATAGACCTCCAGGGTGCCGGTGATCTTCACGGCCTGCTGGCCAGCGTTGTGGGCGGCAGTGGTGAAGCAGGCCCGGCCGATCTCTGCGCTGTTGTCGAAGTCCATGGACCACTTAAGGACGTTGGGCATGGAGACGTTGTTGAGCTTGATCCCGCCGCCGATGCCGTTGCCAAATACGGGGTTGGTATTGGCGGGGTTGATGCTCGAGAAGAGCGTTGCAGCTTCCGTGTCCCCGACCGTCATAGTCAGGAGCTCCATGGAATACATCACGTTCTCGCGCAAGGCTCCCGAGAGGCTCAGCTTGTTGACTACCGTGCCACGGAGAGGCTGATACTTGGTGGTCGTGGTGCTCTCATCCTTGTGCTCCATCGTGAGGCCCTTGGGCGTCCGACTGGATCCGACCTTGAGGATGTTGCCGGTGACGGTGCGGGCCGCAGCGGAAGCCTCCGTCACGAGACCGGTGGCCCCGCCGAACGTGAGCACCAGGGCGGAAACGGCGGTGATGGCCTGAGAGCTGTTGTTTCCAGAATTGGTGAACCCAGCCATGGTGACCGTGTGCCCAACCTCGAAGCCATCCGTGACAAAGGAACCCGTGACTCTGGTGAGGGTCTTGGCAGAGCCGTCGATGGCCAGATTCACACCAGTCAGGCTGGGGCTCCAGGAAGAACCAAGCGCGGCGGCGATAAAGTCATCCAGGGTGCCGTAGTGGAGCTCTCCCTTCACAGAGGGGGAGGCTTCGGGCACGCCTTGGACACCAGGGGCCCGCTGGCGATCAGCGCGGATCTCCTTGGACTCAGTGACCGGGATGGTGATGTTGGGATCGAAGTCCGTGCACCGAAGAGTGATGCCCACAGGGGTAGAGGGCGTGGTGTTCAGGGTGGCTTCGGGGATGTAGGCGATCTGCATGGGGAACCTCTCAGACGGTTTCGAAGGGGATGGAAATGGGGGTGGATTCCCAATCGGTCTCAGTGCCGAAAGGGCCTGGAACGGGGTCCTTGGTGTCAATCGACACACCGCCCAAGGTGAGACGCTTGCGGTCAAAGTGAGCAACGACCGCATCAACGGCCATCGTCAGTGCCGCCTGACCCTTGCCGGGCGGAGCGAAGACGGTCACCTGGAAGATCCCCTTGTAGCGGCGCTTGGCGCTGTCACCCAAGGGCTTCCACGAGTCAGTAGGAATGAAGGAATACTTGAACCAAGTGGACGGAGGGTTGGGCTTGTCGAACTTGACCCCAGGGAGCGAGAGCTTGGTTTGATCCAGCCCAGGGAGGGCCTTCGCGTGAATCTCGCCAGCGGCGCGGCAAAGGTTCCAACTCATGACGCCACCTGGTCAAATAGCCCTTCCCAGATTGCGTTCGCCCGATCCACGGCCACTCGCGCCATGCCAGCCGGGGCCTGATCGGAATGGCCGTATTCCAGGGGCATGATGTAGGGGACGTTGTTGACGATGAAGAAGATCCCGCCTGCCTTGAGTCCAGAGACGAAGCTGGCGCATCGGTTGATGGATGGGGATCCGGTCTTGGAGGCTTCCGCGCTGATGTTGTCGACGCGATCTAGCCCGAAGAACCAGTTCGACCGGGCGTATCCGGTATACGCGATCTAGCCCGAAGAACCAGTTCGACCGGGCGTATCCGGTATCCACCGGGGTAAGCAGGATCAGATCCCGCACGAAGTCCATGGTGAACTTGCGGAGAAACTTGTCTGCGCTGATGCGCGTCTTCTGCCGGAAGGCGCGGATGTCCATGGCGCAGGAGCTCATCGCTTCACCGTCAGTGTGAAGGTGATGTTCAAGCCCTCAGCCCGCTCCGGGGTGGAACCCAGAACCTTCCAAGAGGCGTCATCGAATTCAGTGGTGTCTCCCGGCATCGGTTCGAACGGAAGATCAAGCCCCGCCACGATCACGGATCGCAGGTGGGTATCGATCAGCGTCCCGCCCTCGAAGCGGTTGTCGAAGGCTTGAATCATGCCCCCGGAGGCCTTGGAGACGATGGCCATACGCTCGAACGTGAGGGGCGTTTCCGTGGTGGCACCATTCACTGGGTCGATATCCCCCGGCACGACGCGCTTGAAGACGATCGGTTCCCCGTTGTCCTCAATGGCATCGAAGGCCGCCTGCTGGAGAATCTCCCCGTGGCCGCTCATCCACGCACCAGCGGAACACAGGGACCGACACTCACCAGGAATGGTGCCAGCATGGCGAGGACGTGATCCGGGAAGGACTTCTGGACGGAGCCTTCGATTTCGAGCCCACCGACTTTGAGGCGGGAGGGCGCGGCATCGGCGGTTCGGTCCTTCTTGGCCAACCAGAGGGCAAGCTCCACCTGTGCGTTCTTCACGGCCCGGGGCACCACGTTGGAAGCGATGACATAACCATCCCGATCAGCGAGTCCCATCCGAGGGAAGGCCAGAGCCTGGGCCTCAGACGAGGCGGCCCGGGTGCCCTTGTAGGTGAGCGTTTCCATCTTCTGGGCGGCCTGCTTGAGTAGCGCTTCCTGGGCAGGTTCCGTCGTCGGCCACCCCTTGGCGAACGTCAAGGTGCCGATGTGGGCC